ATGGTCGTGATTTCCATCCGGAATACAAAGCGCGACGATGCGTTTGAGAAGGAACTGCACGACCAGAAGATGAAAAACGAGGCAGCCGCTGCAGAGCGTGACAAGGAATTCGCAGCGGAAAAACAGCAGTGGGACAAGGAATACCATGAAAGACGCATGGCTGCTCTCGAAGATCTGAAGCACTGACAACTGAATAACGGCAACATATAACGGCGGCGGGAGGCAGAATTCCCGCCGCTTATTTTTTTTTATGGAGACACATTATGAAATCACTTAGTATCGATCTCGAAACATTCTCAGACGTCGATCTGAACAAGTCTGGTGTGTACCGGTACACGGAAAGTCCGGCCTTTGAGATTCTTCTCTTCGGATTTGCCAGAGATGATGATCCGGTAACCGTCCTGGATCTGACTGCCGGCGATACCGTTCCTGAAGATGTTCTGGATGCACTGACAGACGAAACAGTGACAAAGTGGGCATTTAATGCAAGTTTTGAACGGATCTGTCTTTCCGCATATCTTAGAAAATATTACCCGGAGTGCTTTGTCACCTACAGTATTCCGGAAGACAGCGTCCGAAATTACCTCGACCCGGCATCCTGGCGCTGTTCCATGATCTGGTCTGCCTATCTTGGCCTTCCCCTCTCTCTGAAAGGCGTCGGCGAGGCATTAGATCTCGAAGAAGAGAAAATGGCAGAAGGCAAGGAACTCCTCCGCTACTTCTGCACTCCGTGCAAGCCGACAAAGGCGAACGGCGGCAGAACAAGGAATCTCCCCTCTGACGCACCGGATAAATGGGAGGTCTTTAAGAAATACAACCGCCGCGATGTCGAGGCGGAAATGTCCATCAAAAAGCACCTGCGTAACTTCCCTGTCCCGGAATCAGTCTGGGAGGAATACCACATCGATCAGGAGATTAATGACCGAGGCATTCTTGTAGACCTTGAGATGGCAGAACAGGCCATTGCAATTGACAGCCGGTCAAGAGCCTCTCTTACCGAGAAGCTCAAGAAGCTGACCGGTCTTTCCAATCCGAACTCTGTCGTGCAGATGAAGGACTGGCTGAGTGCCCACGGCCTTAAGACAGATACCCTTGGCAAGAAGGCTGTGGCATCCCTTCTGGAAACTGCTCCGGATGATCTGAAGGAAGTGTTAAAGCTCCGTCAGCAAATTGCCAAATCCTCTGTAAAGAAGTATCAGGCCATGCAGAACGCTGCCTGTCGGGACCACAGAGCAAGAGGAATGTTCCAGTTCTATGGGGCAAACCGCAGTGGACGATTCTCCGGGCGGCTGATTCAGTTACAGAACCTTCCTCAGAACCACATGCCGGATCTGGCGGAGGCAAGAGCCCTCGTGAAAAGCGGCGACTATGATTCTCTGGATCTTCTCTATGATTCCGTTCCGAACGTTCTGTCCGAGCTGATCAGGACTGCTTTTATTCCCCGTCCTGGCATGAAATTCATCGTCAGCGACTTCTCTTCCATCGAGGCAAGAGTCCTGGCTTATCTCTCTGGTGAACAGCATACGATGGACTCCTTTGCCAGAGGAGAAGATATCTATTGTGCTACGGCATCAGCGATGTTCCATAAGCCGGTCGTCAAACACGGCATCAACGGTGAGCTCCGCCAGAAAGGTAAGATTGCGACGCTGGCCTGCGGTTATGGCGGTTCCGTGGGCGCTCTGAAGGCGATGGGAGCGCTCGACATGGGACTGCAGGAAGAGGAACTTCAGCCGATTGTGGACGCATGGCGTGCCGCCAATCCGCATATTACAAAGTTCTGGTGGGACGTCGACCGTGCTGTGAAGGAGGTCATCCGGACAAAGGGAACCCGGGAAGTCAGAGGAATCCGGTTCTTCTACAAAAGCCAGCTGCTCTTTATCCATCTTCCTTCCGGCAGAGATCTGGCCTACGTGAAGCCGATGATCCAGCCGAATCAGTATGGCGGCGAATCCATCACATACATGGGCATTGGATCCACGAAGAAGTGGGAACGCATCGAATCATACGGTCCGAAGATCGTGGAGAACATTACCCAGGCGATCAGCCGCGACATTCTCTGCTACGCCATGCGGACGCTCTCCCACTGCTTTATCTGCGCTCATGTGCACGATGAGCTGATCATCGAATGCGGCATGGACGTATCCGTCGACGCGGTCTGCGAGCAGATGGGCAGAACTCCTCCGTGGGCACCTGGCCTTCTGCTCCGTGCGGACGGCTACGAATGCGAATTTTATAAGAAAGACTGACGTTTCTGGCGGGCAGACGCACTTTTTAATCCGAAGGGGTGCGTTTTGCCCGTCTTTTTGAGGACGGAAGACATGAAGGAGGTGCTCATCATGACCGATGAACAGAAAACCCGTATCTTCCGTATGAGAGAACAGGGAATGAGCTATGACGCGATTGCCGAAGCCCTCTCCCTTTCCAAGAATACCGTCAAGTCTTACTGCCGCAGAAACGGCCTCGCCGGAAAGCGTGTCCCGGCGCAGAAAACCGCTGAAGAACCCGCTGAGTTCTGCCCGAACTGCGGAAAGCCTGTCCGGCAGATTCCGGGAAGAAAACATATCCGGTTCTGCAGCAGTGCCTGCCGTCAGGAATGGTGGAACAGCCATCTGGACCAGGTGCATCGGAAAGCGGTATATGAGTTCACCTGCGCATGCTGCGGCAGACCGTTCTCTGCCTACGGCAATGCGCACCGGAAATACTGCTCCCACGCCTGCTATATCAAAGCGAGATTCAAAGGAGGTGCTGACAGTGAATAAAGAGAAATCAGAAGCCGAACGCCGCTACCAGGCGAGCCTGTCAGCAGCAAAATCCATGCTGAAATCCGGCATCATCACCCGGAAGGAATACGACGAAATTGATACAATCCTGCTCCGCAAATACCGCCCTGTTTTCGGCACTTTATTCTCAGATAACGCTTGATACCATCGGCGGGTCTGAGTGATGAATAGACACGGAAAGGAGCTGATTTCATGAAGAAAATTACAGAAATCAAAAAGATGAAACCGGTCCTGCCGGAACGGAAAAAGGTCGCGGCTTACTGCCGTGTGTCCATGGAAACCGAGCGGCTGCACCATTCCCTCTCGGCGCAGGTATCCCGTTACAGCGAACTGATCCAGAGCAATCCACAATGGGAGTTCGCCGGGATCTACGCCGACGAGGGCATCAGCGGAACGAAAGCCGGATCACGACCTGAGTTCATGCGGCTGATTGCTGACTGCGATGCCGGAAAGATCGACATTGTTCTTACAAAGAGCATCAGCCGATTTGCCAGAAACACCGTCGACCTTCTTAAAACAGTCCGGCACCTGAAAGACATCGGCGTTGAGGTCAGGTTTGAAAAAGAAAACATCCGCTCCCTCTCCGGTGACGGCGAGGTGATGCTTACGCTCCTCGCTTCTTTTGCGCAGGAAGAAAGCGTCAGCATCAGCAACAATGTGAAATGGGGAATCCGCAAACGCATGCAGGAAGGCCTGCCAAACGCCAGCGGTCATTTCCAGATCTACGGCTATCAATGGGATGGAGACAAATTAGTCCCCGTCCCTGAGGAAGCGGAAATTGTAAAACGGATCTTTCAGAACTTTCTCGATGGAAAATCACGACTAGAGACTGAGCGGGAATTCGCGACGGAAGGTATAAAGACAAGGGCCGGCGCGAGATGGGAAGACTCCAATATTAAGAAGATACTGGAGAACATCACTTACACAGGCAATCTGCTATTTCAAAAAGAATTCATCTCGGATCCCATCAATAGACACCGCAGGAAAAACCGTGGTGAGCTTCCGCAATACTTCGTTGAGAATACCCATGAAGCCATCATCGACTACGACACATGGAAATATGTGCAGGATGAGATGGAACGGCGACGGAAACTCGGAGCCCTGGCGAACAAGAGCCTGAACACCTGCTGCTTCACCGGAAAAATCAAATGTCCTTACTGTGGATTAAGCTACATGCACAACCGCCGCACGAAGAACGGTCACCCTCAGGAATACTGGTGTTGCGGCAGCAAAAAGAAAAAGCAGAAGCCCGATAAGAAGTGTCCGGTCAGTGGCACAATCAGCCAGAAGGCGCTCGAAAAAGCCTGTTGTAAAGTGCTTGGGCTTTCCAAATTTGACGAGACCATATTTCTTGAAAAGGTCGACCATATCGAAGTGCCGGAGAAATACACGCTCCACTTCTTCTTAAAAGATGGAACGGAGGTCACCCGTCCTGCACCAAATACCGGCCATCAGGATTGCTGGACAGCTGAATACCGGGCTGAGACTTCAAAGAAGCGTCGTGAGCAACCGCATGCGAAGGGAACGACAGAGCTTTCCGGCAAAATCAAATGCGTTGCCTGCAGCTGCAATTTCCGCCGATGCACACAGCCTGCTTCCAATCCGAACAAGCCGAAAATGCACTACTGGCGTTGCTCAGATCACAGCAAAGGCTGCATAACTGTTGGATTACGCGAGGACGTCCTGAAGAAGCAGATCGCCGAGATCATGGGAATTTCTGAATATGATGCGGATTTTTTCAAAAAACAGATCCAGGTGATCTATGTGAAAGACAAAGATCTTCTGGAATTTCACTTTAAAGACGGACGAGTTGAAACTACGCACTACGTTCCTCCGGAAAAGACCTTCACGCCTCGCAGCGACGTATCCAGAGAACACATGCGGCAGCTTATGAAGGAGAGATGGACTCCAGAATATAAAGCTCAGATGAGCAGGAAGATGAAAAAGATAAGGAGTGAGAAGTTTTGGAACAACAACGGAAAGTAAAAACCATACCGGCAACCCTGAAGCCCTTCACCTCCTCTCCCATTGGCGAGAACAGGAAGCGCCGCGTTGCCGCTTACGCCCGGGTCTCCACCGACCACGACGAACAGTTCACAAGCTATGAGGCCCAGATCGATTACTACACAAAATACATCAAAGCAAGAAACGACTGGGAGTTCGTCAAAGTCTACACCGATGAAGGCATTACCGGCACAAGCACAAAGCACCGCGAGGGATTCAAGCAAATGGTAGCCGATGCGCTGGACGGAAAGATCGATCTTATCGTCACAAAGTCTGTCAGCCGGTTTGCCCGGAACACAGTTGATTCCCTCACTACCATCCGTGAACTGAAGGAGCATAGCGTCGAGTGCTATTTCGAGAAGGAAAACATCTGGACCTTTGACGGCAAGGGAGAACTGCTGATCACAATCATGTCCTCGCTGGCACAGGAAGAATCCAGAAGTATTTCCGAGAACTGCACCTGGGGTCAGAGAAAGCGTTTTGCTGACGGCAAGGTTACTGTTCCATTCAAACGATTCCTTGGCTATGACCGAGGGCCTAACGGCGAGCTGGTAGTCAATGAAGAACAAGCCAAACTTGTAAAACGGATTTACCGGATGTTTATGGAAGGCACAACACCTTACGGAATTGCCACTAAGCTCACGGAGGAGAATATTCCATCACCAAGCGGCAAGCAGAAATGGCATGCCGGAACAGTAAAGGCTATCCTCTCCAATGAAAAATACAAAGGTGACGCACTCTTGCAGAAGTCCTTCACCGTCGACTTCCTGACCAAGAAAACAAAAATCAATGAAGGTGAGGTCCCGCAATACTATGTCGAAAAGGACCACGAAGCAATCATTGATCCGGAGATCTTCGATCAGGTCCAGGATGAACTGAAGCGCCGCTGCCCCGGTAGAAACCGCTACAGTGGCGTTCATGTTTTCTCCGGCAAGGTAAAATGCGGACAGTGCGGGAGCTGGTACGGCTCTAAGGTCTGGCATTCCAACGACAAATACCGCCGGACGATCTGGCAGTGTAATCATAAGTACGATGGCGGTGAGAAATGCAAAACGCCAGTCCTCACGGATGATGCACTCAAGAGAAAATACATCTCAGCAGTCAACAAGCTGTTTGCCGACAAGAAATCGATTCTGGCAGATTATAACGAGATCCTCGCTGGACCGCTTTACGATACTTCCGGACTGGAAAAGAAAAGGACAGAATATGAAGACGAAATGAGTACCGCAGCTGAACTGGTGCAGAAGGAAATCAAGAAGAACGCTCTGGAACCGCAGGATCAGGCAGAATACCAGAAGCGGTATGACACCCTGACAGAACGCTTCAATGCAGCGAAAAAGAGTCTCGCCGACACCGAAGCTGAAATCAGCAGAAAAGAACTCGCCCGCTCTTCTATCCGGCAGTTTCTGGCTACGCTTGGCAAACAAAAAGACCTTGTGACAACATTCGACGCCGTACAATTCCAGAGCCTCGTTGATTTCATCACGGTTTACAGCAAAGATGACATCCGGATAAACTTCAAGAACGGGATGGAAATCAAAGCCTGAAACCAAATATCCATAGAACAAAATGCGCCACCTACGACAAAACCGGAGGTGACGTTTTTTATTCGTTCTGCAGCAATTCACGTATTCTTTTCGTCAGACCTCACTATTGTCTGCTTCTGGATCTACATCTTGTCCGGGATGCATACTGACAGCACCCTTGGCCTGTAAATTGGCTAGATTCTCCAGCATTATCTTTCCGATCTCGGTCGGATCATAATTGCACGCGGAACAAATGAGCCGCAGCCCATCTGGCGTCAACATACGACCATGCCTCGTGTCATCCAGCAACTTCTGATATTCTTCATATTGCTTGTTTGTAATCCTATGCATATTTTCATAGACTGTAGCATCTCCTCAAATGCTATCTCCTTCGTTGTGATTAGAATCCAGATAACGCCAAACATATCCAGCCGCATGTTTCTGCCGTCCGGAAGCCGCATCACGTATACTTTTAGAATTAACGCCTACAGCTGTTGATGCCGATGATACACTTTCATATTCTTCGAGTAAAGTCATGTCATCATCATATCTTCCTATTTTATGGCCCGTATTTTTAATCTTATGTTCGGAAGGCTTTATCGTTTTTTCTGTCTGAAGCTTTCTTGCAAGGCGGCGCTCTTCCTTCTCTTTTTCAATAGCAGCTTTTTCTGCTTCACGCGCAGCTTTTTGCTCTTCTTTTTTGTCTGCCCTGTCGATACCAGAAGCAATTAAAGAATCCACTTCATCATCATCGATTTGAAAGGTATATTCTGCGTCTTGCTGAACCCATCTATTATGGCGATAGAAATCTGTGATATTTTTCCCATCACGTTTATATCCCTTAACAATAGAGGGCTTAAGGAGCTCAATTTGTTGTGGCCGTTCCAGATCTACGCGAACTGAATAAGCTTCCCCGTTACGATAATCTGTATCCTTTGCCTCTAACTCACAATGAACATAGTCTGATTTGTCAAACGTAAAATACATAGGCTTACTCTTTAGTATTTTAAAGCTTGTAAAACCATATGGATATTTTGCCTTAATGTTTCCTCCGCTTTTCTTTTCAAAACGAAGTCTCGCGGTTTCTTTTCCCGCATCCATAAGAACTTTTTTAATGTATGCACAAATTTCACGTTCTTCGTCTGTGGGAAGGGATTTCTCTCGTGCAATACGAGCGAGCTCGGCTTCATCTTTCATGTTTTCCAATAATTGTACCAGAATCTTTCCGCAAGTTATTGCATCCCCTTCAGCACGATGTTCATCATCATTTACTATTCCATAATATTTGGCAACTGTCGCCTGTTTATAGTTCGGAAGGGTAAGGTACTTTCTGGAAAGAGCCAGGGTGTCAAAATACCTTAAAGTTACATCCTCATTATATTTGAGCCGTTTTAACGAATTGATGATAAATGCCATATCAAATGAAGCATTGTGAGCTACCATACAGATATTCCCCGCAAGAGTATCCTGGCCTAAAAAATCTGTGAATTGATCATATGCAGAAATTTCGTCTTCACCATAGATTTCCAAATCTTCGTCAGTAATACCGTTTACCCTTGAAGCAGATTCTGGAATGTGTTTGACAGAAGCTACCAATGTAGAATATGAGTCAACAGGAACTCCGTTCTCAAATTTTACAGCGGCGATTTCAATAATTCTGTTTCTTTCGGGACTTAGCCCTGTAGTCTCAACATCCACAGCAAAAAACACATCATGTAATGAATCGATGTAAGTATTTCCTGCTGGAACATATTGAATCAATTTTTTTCGAGTGGATTCTCTTAACTCCTTTATATATTCATCAAGATCATTTTCAGATTCTGACGTAGAAGATTCACCTTCTGCTGAATTATCTTCTTGCGTCATAGCGGGCTCAGGCACTTGAATTGCGACACTGTGGTCATCATGGTATTGCGGCTCAGACGATGTTTCATCATTATTCAGCGGTGCTGGTTTATTTGATGCCTGTATTAATGGTTTATCCTCAATTTGAGTTCTCGTCTCCGACATAGCAGCTCGAAAAACCTGATTCGCTATATTATAGCTATTGATAGGTTTCTGCTCAGATAGTGTTTTCGCATGATTCTGTGAAGCAATTGTTCTGGTTTTCTTTTTCTTCTTTTCTCCAATAATGATAAGAAGCACGCCGGGAATAATGAAAACCAGGCTCGCACCTCCGGCACCACCTAAGAGTGCAAGTACCCCTAATACAGTAATTATTATTCCTGGTATTAATGCTATCCTATACAT